AGTTTCATCACCCCTATGGCTATCAGGGAAGCTACTTTGTGAGCTATCATCGCTACCTTGTGAGCTATAAGTTTTATCGTGGAAGAATGGACTATCGCTTGCATTGCCCCCCACATCTTTATCAGCGGCCCTATCATTACCATCATCGCACCCATAGCTGCGACTGTTACCAAGATAGCCACTGAGAGTTTAGGGTGTTTCTCAATCCAGTCGGTCATCTTGGTTATAATAGGTATCATGGCAGCCATTACTTTCTGCAAGATGGGGAGCAAAGCTTCCCCTAGTGCCGCCTGAGTCAGCGCCACTTCGTTTTTAAGTATTTGCATTTTGGAGGCCGTAGTCTCGATTCTCTTGGCTGCTTCCTCTTGTAATGCAGTATTCTTTTCCCATGCTTCCATGGCTAATGTTTGTGCGTCAGTTAAGAGGTCTTGCGCCCCGGTTGCTCTTAACAATGTATCGACTACTCGGATTCCTGCTAATCCGACCCCATCAAGAATCGGAGTTATATCCTGGCCGGATTCCTTCATCCGGCCCAGTCCTGATACGAATGCCATTATTGCCCCAGTAGCATCTTCCTTGAATAGTTTGGCAAACTCAGCAGTTGTCATCCCTGCTGTTGAAGCGAATGCCTCTAATTCCTCACCGCCTCCTGCAACCGCAGAGTTCATTTCCAGCATGGTTTTAGAAAATGCAGTACCACCGGCCTCTGCCTTTAGCCCCATTGAAGATAAAGCGGCGGAGAAGGCCATGATCTGCACCTCAGTCATCCCAACGGTAGTGCCCGCACCGGCTAGGCGCATGGCCATAGTGACAATTTCAGCTTCTGTGGTGGCGCTATTATTGCCTAAATCGACAATTACCGAGGCCAACTTTCCGACATCTTTCGTCGCCATACCAGTGATATTCATAAACCTGGCTAGAGACGTAGCAGCCTCATCCCCCGTCATGTTGGTAGCCATCCCCAGTTTAGCGATTGTCTCTGTAAAAGATATTATGTCGCCCTTGGCAATGCCTAGCTGCCCGGCTGCTTCCGCTATTCTAGCCAGTTCGACGTAGGTTACCGGCAACTCCTTGGTCATGTCCTTCAACGCTTTATCCAGTGCAAGGAGTTCTTCTTCAGTGGCATCCACAGTCTTGCGAACCCCGGCAAACGCAGTCTCGAAGTCAACGGCCATTTTAAGGGCGCCGCCACCAATAGCCACTACTGCACCCACCATAACCATGCCGACTTTCTTCATGCGTTGCTGCCACTGACCGGTCGACTTAGCAATCTTGCCATCTACTTGACTGAGACTTCGATTCAGCCCGGAAGAATCACCGTTTATTTTTACTAGAACATCACCCGCGGAAATCGCCATTTTAACCTCTCTTTTTCACCTTCACCCCTGACTTTGCGAAGAGGGATTCAGCCGGGATTGTAGCCTGTTTCCGGTCGCTGCCTTTGCCTCTGGCAGCAGCGGACCTCCGCTCCATGCGCTCACTTAGTTTTACGCACATCAGGTTAAACAGTTCATCTGTCCAGTTGGCCAGGATATCATCCGGGGTTATATGCCACTCGGATAATAGGAACTCTAGCCCTTCTGCGAGGCTGACTTCTTCGACTGGTTCTGCTGCATCATCTGAGGCAGCGTTTCCGATAAAGGGAACGAGAGATTCATCACCGCCTCGAATGCCACGGCTATCTCACCCTCTGTAGCCATGGCCTCTATTTCGTCCCTGTTTAGGTCTTTGGCATAGTCAAAGAATAGGTCGATAATCGCATCCTGGCTTTCGACCATTAGGGCATTGACAGCCTCGGCAAACTCCTCCGGGTTATCAGTATTGGCTTTAGCGTATTTAGGTAATCCCGATATAAGTCCGATAACCTTCTTGCGCCAGGGGCGGGAATACTTAATCACCAAAGGGATAACATCATACCCCCGCCCACCGAGCGTTACCTTAATCGGGTCACGAAATACTTTTTGTTCCTCTGTTCGTTCTTCTACCATTTGCTTACTCCTTTTTTACTATTACTTCACCGTTACTTCACCGTTACTAGGCCGCGTTGTCGACCACTGTGTAGGCTGGCTCCCCGGCAGGTTTTAGTGCCTGGAAGGTCACCGGTACAACCGTCTTTTCAGCCTTTCGGAATGGCATTCCGACAGCCCCGGTAGTAAACGCCTTGGGGAAGAATATCTGGCGCTTGTATCCGGCGGGATTAAGACCTTCGAGCATAAGGTTCATGGTCTTCAGAACGCCGGCGCCCACTGTCAGAATATTCCCGGAGACTACTGCTCCACACATGGCAAGGTTCATATTCGCCAGCGAAGCCTCCGCCATGTTCATGGTTATCTCGATCACCTCGCTAGTTAAGGCTGCGCCGATTGCAATGGTTTCCTCTTCCACGCGGATGGGGGTAGTCTCAGCGGTGTAGGTCAGCATCACGCCATCCTCGGAGTAGCCCAGTTCGGTAAACGGTGAGCTCAAGGAAAGAGCAGGGGCGGTTCCACCAGGCTCTATAGTGTAGACGGTGCCCATAATCTCAATGCTGTCGATGTAGGCGGTTCTGGCAGGTGTAGCCTCCCACAGCTCCACACGGACTCGGCTAAGTATCCAGTTCTCACAATCCCCGTCAGTGGTCAGAGCCTCGATCGCCGCCTGCTGTAAGTTGATGGCAGCTAGTCCCCAGTCAAAGAACGAGGCGCCGATTTCGTCCACCCCGCCTATGCCGGACATGTCAGCATCGGCACAGGTTTGCTTTACCCACGTTCCAGACCCGGTGTGACCCTGCAGGTCAACATCGGTGATTTCTGCCCAGGCATCGGAGTCGGGGTCTTCAAACCTAAACTCGAACTGAGCAAAGTTTCCCGTTACTGCCTGACTGCGGTGATAGAAGCTGTTTGTGGCTATGGCCAATGTCCATGCCGCCATCGTTATGCCAAGGGCTTCCACATTGAACTGGACATGGGTGCTGCCATCATTCCCGCTGCCGGTCTTGGTGAGCTTTACTGACCGGCTCCCAGCATATTGCTGGACTGTAGACCACTCAGCCCTCGCGTCATTTGGCTGTCTAACTGCCAGGGTCGCTACCCCCCATAAGACTTGTGCTATGTCGCTCATAATAAATACCTCCCGTTTTTGGATAATAAAAAGACGGATAAAGCCGCCTGTAGAATGGTGTCTCCCGCACTGAGGCTTAAATCTAGGGGCCTTTGCGCGTCTTAGCGCATCACGATACTAAAGAAGGTTAGCACCCTGAAATAATTAGGTATCTCCACATCCACGAGGTCTTGCCCTTGCCCTTCCTCAATAGCTGATAATATATAGTTGGAACCAACTGCAATATTCTGTATTCCCTGCAGGGCATCGTACAAAGCCCGGTAAACCTCTCTTGCGTCTATAGGATTACCAGCCCAACAGTCAAACTGCACACTAGGATTCGGCATATCGGGGATATACGGGTTTGCTGACCCGCCTCGAGTAATGAATCCAATAGCCGGTAATGTAGCGTTCTCAGGCAACCGGGGGCAATATATCCTGGTGCCGACCAATGCAGCAAGGGCCGTGTCAGCCGCTAAGTATGCTCGGATTATGCTATTAGTATCTGGTAAACTCATATGTGCTTCCTTATCTTCTCTGCGAATTTCTCCGGGGTAAAATGCTTTTCCTTGGCTGGATTCATGTAAGGGCGGGCAGCCATTTTGACAGTTCCGGTTTCGCCATAACCACCATAACCGGACGTGGAATAGACAGCGCCTTCTAGTTTCCTGTCATCGACAACGCGTTCAGGTTTTGCGTCTTCCCCTTGTTTGACTACCCCCATCCCCGAAACCTCCGAGGCTATTGACCGGGCATTGTGACCAGTTTCCCAAAATTTAACAGACTTGGCGTTCTTGATACTATCACCGTGGATAGCTACTACCGTATCCCGCATAGCTAACTTGGCAGCCTTATTGAGTATGGACTTAGCCTCTTTGGTTTTCAGGTTACTGGTTACCTTCATGCTTAGTTTCATCGAACAACCTTTAGCCAGCATCTCTTGTGCTGACTAGCCGAAGAATCAGCAAAACTTTCTACCAGTAGCACTTCATACGTGATGCTGTCTATAACCACCCTGTCCTGCTCAGTTATGTCTACGACTCCGATGTATAGGCGGTTATCAGCGACCACAACCTCCGCCCCTACTTTAATTTCCCTGCCAGCAGCCATTGAGCCACTAGCCTCTAACCGACAGTCCTGATCAGTCAAGTTGTCAGCCCAGGTCTTAACCGGTGTGCCATAGGCATCAGCGGCTCCTTCAGTAAAACGCTGGGTCTTGCAAGTATGAATCAAGAGTGATGTATAGCTCAATCCCCTTCCTCCGTTATGCCGCTCCCATAAGTCAAGTCCATCTCACCAATCTCAAGCACTGGCGTTGCAGAATCCTCTTCCCGGTACTTCTTGGCAAGGGATATCTTGTTCTCGACACTCTTTTTGGTATAGGCATAGTCGCCTATCTTCTCAGAGGCCAGCCCGTCTGTAAGTGAAGCCGCCCAAGATTCCAAGGCGAAAGAAGCGGCCAGCAATACTGACTCAGTCGCCATATCCAGGAATATTTGAATCTGAGCAACGGTGAATTGCGTCGCGCCGGTATCGCCAATTAAGAGCTGTACCTTTTCAATATTTGTCGCCACTGATTGCCTCCTTTAAGATGCCCAAGGCCAAGTTGCTATTGGATTTGCCATATTTACCTCACTTACACTCTGGCCAGGGCAAGAAGGAAAGGAGCACAAACCTTCTCACCCGGACCAGCGTACCGCTCTACTGGCCAGTCGGCCAGGAGTCGATTAGTTTATAGAGTCGAACCGCCCATATAGGTGGCTCGCCAGTCTTCAGTAACACCACCGAAGACTAACCGGACACGGTAGAAGACATTATCAGTAGCAAAGTCACCGCTCATGGGGTTAATAGCCCCACCACCAACAGTTACCTTATCACTGGCCTTCATACAAATCTCCGGCCTCTCATGGCCTCTCAGCCAAGCAACCTCCAGGGCCGCGATGTCGTTTGGATCTGCAAAGAGATACCAGCCAGTTGCTCCATCTGTGGTATCAATCACGGGCAGGTAAGGATCAACCACCAGTGTCAATCCGGCCTTTGCGACTACGTTAGTCGTGGGATACGGAGCCGGCGCGCCAGCGTCTGCCCTCATCATGGTAGTCGAGTTCAGGATGGCCAGGGCAGTCATTTCAAGAGCCGGAGGTACAACAAGATACTTGGCTCTATTCATGATCGGTTCACCGGCACCATCGACAAAAGCCGCCATCGCCTCGAGCCCGGTTTCCAGGTTGGCGATAGTCAAGGCACCAGCGGCCATGTTCCCATGAGCCCCGGTGTAGGTGACGGCGTTCCGGGCATAGAGGGTGGTTACTATCCGGTGCTCCGTCCTTACGGCCGCGCGAGCGAATCGCTCCGGGGTATCCTTGAGCGCCCCGAGGTCATCGTTAATCATTGTCTCCCAAGAGATGTCGAACTGACGACCATATTTCAGGACGGACAGTTCATACTTGGCCTCTTCTCTGTCGGAAGCAGGATACTCGCCCTTTTCTGCTACTCGGTCAAGATGCTGGTCGCCACCGGTAATAGCGAAGCGATAAGCAGCCTTGAAGTCCTTATTGGTAGACTTTTTAACAAAGACCTTCCATACCGGATCAACTGCCTTGTAGGATGCTAAAACCTGTCTGTCCAGCACATCCCCGAACAAGTAAGGGAAGTCTGAGGTTGTCAGCGCTTCCCGGATTAGGTATTCGTGGACATGGGGTGGCAGACCTTTAGCGTTGGCGAGCAACTTGCCAGCTTCCGCTACTTTCAGCTCGTGTTCCGGACCCCTAAGCCCTTCGCCGATAGCTTTATAGCCGCTCCAGTCCTCCATTAATTTCATTAGTTCCATTAGAGTATCCTCCTAGTTTATTAGTTTTCACTTGACGAACTTTTCAAGCATCATCAAGTCTCGTGGTTCAATCTCCAACGTGTCGGGCAATTCCACCGCATCGAAGACAATCTCCATTTCAATCGCCATTAGTTCCTCCGTTTCCTCTCGGAACTTTGCAACCTTTGGATTCTCAATAGCGTTTCCATTGCCATCGTCAATGTATGGTTTAACCCGGTAATTTTGCCGATTAGCGTCCAAGTCGCCGTAAGTCTTAAACAAACCTTGCCGTGTTTGATTGATAGCTAATAGCTGATCATCTAACTTCTTGGCTAGTTTTGCTAACTTAAATGCGTCCTTGACTGGTAGCTTTTCAGCAAGTAGCCTCTTTAGTGGCTCTTGTGCGTTAAAGATTTCACCGTTAGTTAGTAGCATGATATTAAAGCTCCTTTTTTATTTACCTTTAGCTGAACTCGACATCGTAGATTGCTACGTATCCTTTCAGCGCCCCACCAGCCGTACTAAAGAACGGGACACTCCCGATTACCGTACTCACCCCACCAGCCGCATAGCCGAGTGCTAACGCAGCGTTATTGACATTGAATATAGCGTCAATCTCGGAGTTTGCACCGTCGAAATTAAGCTCCCAAAGGCTGCACCAGCCAGGATCGCTTGCCAGCATACACTGATATTTGGCCCAAGAAATGTATGCAGTGGTCAGCGTAGCCCCACCATCCCATATACCGTCAGTGTGAACAAACATATAGGAGGGAATAGTGGAAGAAGCACCAAGGTTAATCCAGTCAGAACGTTCGGCAATGATGCCGGTTGCTAAACCTGTTACTTCAATCTGGCTTTCCCAAACACCGTAACCATCGGACATGGCCGGGGTTGCAAGAATACCCCTCTGTCGACTACCACGTTCGTTAGCTTCAATGGCTTCTAGGTCGTGAGCTGTGATTATGTCGGCAACTCCCCAATGGACTTTAACGGCAATAACCCCAGTTCCACCAGCTACGAGACTACCCAAGGCATAACCAAAAAGAACCTGAGTTGTCTGTTCTGATATTTTACTAAGTTCGCCATCACCGGTTCCATCAGCATCGGCAGCACCGGGCAAGTTCCCTGCCCTGATATAGAGTGCATCGCCGATTTCAATAGCCCGATTTCCGTTGTCGTCCTCACCATAGACGGTTAGATTCCATATCCCTTCGGTGTCAATGGCGATATGGTCCGAAACAGCCGCGCCGCTAACGAAAGCTACACCGACCGCCCTTCCATAAGTACCGGGAACTCCGGCGTCACATAAAACGACTGGGTCTCCCTTATTAACAAAACCATCAGCATGGTAAGGGTGAATAAGCTCGTCTTCGCGAACCGTTAAATGTCTACCTTCATAAGTAGACGAAACTTCAGTACCGGCATCCAGTTCGCCGGTATAAACTCCTACTGTAATTCCTGGCATTTTATTGCCTCCTGTTTTAGTTTCAAGATTAGTATGAGTCAGGACAGGGGCCGACTCCTAGAGTGGAAATGCCCGTCTTTGTTACTAGCGCCCGGTGACGAAGGTTTCAACTTGTGCGTCAGTGTAATCCGGGTTTAGCGCTTTGCAAGCCTCCTTGAGGGCTTCTTTGGCCTTCTCAGCGTCGGGGATTTCCTTGGATGAGCCTAAGCCTTTTACCTTGCCCGCCTCTGACAGCTTGGCAATGTAGTCAACTTCTGACTGTATTGCTTCCACTATTCCATCGGCAGTCTCGGCATCCTTGTACCGCTCAATAAGGCGTTCTTTTGCAGCCTCGGGCAGCTCGGCCTTGTCTACAGCCTCCTTAATGGCGGCTTGTGCTTCGGCTTTCGCGGCTTCCTTAACTACCTTTTCGTTGGCCTCTTTGAGAGAATCGCGCTCAGTGGTTAGCGCCTCGATTTCAGTGTCCTTGGTCTTGATATCTTCTTCAAGTCCCATGATACGTTTTACCTCCTTGGTTGTTTCTACCCTGACATCAGCTTCGATCATCTTTACTAAATCAGGGCGCAGTTCCTTTAGGGTCGATAATTCCACCAGGTCAATATCGTGGCCTTTGTCTGACTCGTAGAATGTAACGATTCCGCCGGCGCCAGGTTCGGTGACAAAGTCGACCGACCGGCAAGCTATTAGCGTTTCAATTACTAGGGTCTTCTTATCATCTATGGTTGATTCAGTAGCCTTGCCCACTGCGTTGATAGAGATGCCCATTTCTGACAGCAATTCTTTATCTCGCAGAGTAGCCAGCTTCGTCATTAACCAAGGTTCGACAATTTCAGCAACCCCGGTAACTATTCCAGCCTCGTCACACGTAACGTCTTTCAGTACAGCTACCCACCCTGTACTTTTAATCGACCTTTCTGGTAATGATTTGTCTTCTGCATCAGTAGGGTGGTCGGCATACATCTTCATGCCTTCGAAGACCTTATAATCCCGCTTTAGCATCTCGGCGGGGTAGTATCGTGACTCATCTGCGTTAAATCCAGGCTTGATGACGATAACTGTAGCCCGGCCTTTATCGAACTTAGCCTCAGTAAGCGGGACATAACTGGCTATCATCTCCCGGCTCTCCGGGTCGCTTACCCACTTTGGTATATCTTCGTCGGTTACACCCAGACCACGATATGCGGCTCGGATTCGGCGCTTGACGGCAGGTAGGTCAGCACCGGGTATCTGTACCTTCTCCCCCTTGAATCCGCCGGGACTGAGCGATGCCGAGGCTCGTGCTAAAAGCGCCTTAGTTGGTAAACAGGCCTTGCCGTCAGTCTCACATATCCTCAGTTGCCAAGTATCGGGGTTGTCATTAGGGGCATAGGCATAAGCCGTACTAGGATATTTAACACCTTCTTCTGTCTTCACAAGCGGCCTCTCCTTCAGCCATAGCAGCCCTTTGTCAACCTGCGTTATGGCCTCGTTTGCTTTTTCTTCTTCTACGGCTTCTGAGGATAATAATTCTTGACAGAGCTCGACTATCTTCTTGACTCGAGCAGAATCAAGTGAGGCGTTACGCTTGCCAGCTTCCTGGATAAATTCTGAGAACTTCGCTTGCAGGGCTTCTATAGGGGTATAAACGGTCTTCCTCGAAACCTTCTCTGGCTCCCCAGTAAAGGAGGGGACGCCATCTTCAGCTATGGTATAAGCGCTCTTGTATAATTGCTCTCCTATCCGATATATCAAGTAGTCGTCAAAGACCTCTGAAATATATAGGCCGGTAGGATCAGGCTCATAATTAGGGGCTACTTGGTAGTGACTTACCAGGGCGGTTTGCAGTAAGTCCCTTTTGTCATCGGCACTTAACTCACCGGTGGCCTCTTTGGTGCGTTTCTCTCCGGCCATCTTAGCCAACATAGGCCCACCGCATTTAGAGCAAACCTGAGTATTACATTTAACACTCGTGCCAACAGTAACCTCAGTATTGCAAGTTGAGCAAACACAAACATGATTACCGTGCGGGTGTATTGCTTCTTTGGTTTTTGCCATATTGCCCTCCAGGGTTATAACTATTTCTTTAATATCACTGGGGCTAATGAACATCGACAGTTAGGATGTTGCGGTGGAGACATAACCCCGCTACTGAATGACTGGTCGACCGGTATCGGACCATCGCTTTCGTTCATCATGCAATCAGCACTAACCCTATCATCACCGATTGTAATCCACTCTTTACCGCTTACACCCATATCGTGCATCCTGTCAAGACTGGCTTGACTTAGGGCAGTGTTCGTTTCAGTGCGGGCTATCATCTCAGCTCGTGATGCTAGTGAAAGCCCCTTAATATCAGAAGGCGCTCCCCTTGACATCCAGTCAAACTTGTGCCGGATATCACTTTTAATACCAGGGATGCCGCGCTTGTTTTTAATGCCATCTGAAACTATCTTGGAGATTTGCCTTCTGGTTTCCTCATTAATACCATCAACCAGCTTGGCCTTGGTTATATGGTTCTTAGCATAAGCAATAGCTTCATCTATTGGGGGGCCCTCATACTGTATCGGGATGCCGCCCTTAGTCTTTCCCCAGGTTATCATTTCAGCCGAGCCCTGCAGGTATATCTTGACAATATTATCCGATATAATAACAGTTAAATCTTTGCTAAAGAATCTCAGGAGCGCGTCAATCATATCGTCCGCCTCAGATTCCGCGCTTTCCTTCACGTGCTTATTGTAGAGCTTGTCTATTTGGCCGTAAGGGAAGGCCGTAGCAAGCGCCCGGAAATATCTACTCAGGCTTCTTTGTAAGCTTTGCTGCAGACTTTGATTTGCGGGTGCGTTTGGGTTTGCCGGTATCTTCGCCTCCAGCAGGCTGATTATCTCCGTTAGCTCCTGCATTACTGTCATTTGCCACCTCGCCTGTGATAGTAATAGTATCCCCATTGCCTTCGAGTCTTACCTTGCTCTCCGATAAGCCAGTTCCCAAACACGCCTCACATTGCTGCTGTAAAATACCGTGATTAAACTCAATGAAACCGAGCCCGCCACAGACAGGGCAAGAATCAACAAAGGCTGTTACTGGCGGCTCCGGGGCTTCTGGCTCTGGCAATATCAGGGGTTCAACAAAACTACACTTGTCTACGTCTACATCAGGGGCTAGTAGCACAACACCTAGAGCGGAGAGGTCTTTTATAACCTCATCGGCCCATTCAAAATCTTCGGGAACCGCACCCATGTCTTCTGGGGTGATACGCTCAAGATACGCATATACAAGCGTAGTTCTTACTTTTTCCCGTATCTCTTCTTGCTTACTCATTTTTTGCTCCTTTATGCTCCTTAATAGCTGATAGGAATTAACTTAGAAATGGCCGCTTGAATAAGAGTCCTTGCCTGAGTAAACTTTTGCTCATCGGCACACCGAAGAGCAAAATGGTCTGATTTTATGTGACCCCGTAGACCAATATCCGCCTCATCCAGTTTTTTAATAATCTCCTTTGTTAGCATCATCCTCTCCTTTATGCTCCTTTTATTTATGCTGGGGGCAGCCCCAGCCCAATAATCCCATCGGGGAAGGCGGCTTTAATACGGGCGCAATTACACTCTTTGCATTGAGGGCAAATTAAGCTATGACAGCACCAGCATTCCTTTGTTTCCTCCGGGCTGAACTCATGCCCACAGTACCGACACTTCTGAATTTCAGCGACTAATACTGGCATCCCTTACTCCCTTATCGTTATAGCTTCACTGTATTGCTTGAGCGCCTTAATCAATTTCGCCTCGGTATTAGCTTGCTCAGGCTTAGGCATCTTTGCTAACTGCTCCATGACTTCCGCTGGATCATTAACCCCTAGTACCATCAAGGAAATCTGCTTTACATCATCGGACTGTTTGAGGTCAGGGAAGACGGTGGTTACATCGGTCAAGGTCTTACCAAACAACTCGGCATCCCTCGGCGCAATCATCGGGAAGTCGATATCTACATACCAGTTATCAGGTGCTACATTATTATGCTCCAGTATGACATCGAAGATGTCCTGGTAACTGTCCCCCCACACCCTCTGGAAGCTTTGAATCATCTTCATTGTGGGCAGTTCGACGGTCTTTGCCGTGGCTAGGTTACCGATTGATATATCCCCGAAGTATTGCTCCGGCCATCCCGTAGCCGCGGCTATCTGAAGCTTAATCTGTCGACCGTCCTGATAGGCTTGCTGCGCCCCGGTGTCGGTTTTGATTGGCTTAGTCTCTGATCCAAGATTCTCTACCAGCGTACTACCGGCATTTATCTCTTGGCCATCGAACTTAGTCTTAATAGCATCAACCGCAGCTTGCCCGCCTTTGGTCTTATTGCTCCAGGCAAATCTAGCCAGGGCCAGCATAACGGCTATGCGGGATGATAGGAAGCGTCTGTATTGCTTTATCCAATCAAGGGCCGGGAGTAATACAGAATTACCACGCCGGCTGATAGTATTATAATTAAGATAGTAGACAAGGGCTTCTTGGGTAGATTCCTCAACCACACCGGTCGAAGATAAGCCCGGTTCACCTTTTATGTTAGTGGTGCTCCGGTAGATATCATCGTGCATCTTGCCTGATACATCTGCCCACTGCCGCCGGAGGAATTTAATATCCTCTTTGTCATCAGCATCGGAGATTATCTCAGTTATCTCCAAGGGGTCGATATGCCTTACCCTGGCCTCACCATTGGCACCGAGGAAGATAGCAAAGAACACCTCACCGTCTACCAGCAGCTTGTCGCATGACTTCCTCTGCCCTCTGGCGGAAAAAACAGTTTGGTTAGCCTTTGAACTCCAGACCTTATCAAGTGCCTCTTGAGTAACTTTGTTTTCTCCCTTGACACTCCAGGTCATACCGGTGCCGAAAGTATAATCAGTCCATAAGCGTATCGCTTGCCTAGCCATAGGGTCTTTGGTGTAGTATAGACGCGCCAGCTTAACATTCGTTATCCTCTGGCTATCAGTAACAACTTCTCCGGTAGACCCACTGAGGTTATACCAGCCAGTATCCTCGAGCTTCAGTTGATCCTCTACGCTCCGGGTAGCCTCACGCACGATTACATCTAACTCGTTTATGGGCATCCGTTCTTGTAGAAAAGCCGTCTCAGGGTCAACCGGTGGCTTGTAAACTGACCCGTCATTCAGGTATAAAGACATATTATCACCCTTTGCCAAATAGAATGTACCAGCAATAAAGCAGCCTGTTCTTGAAGGGATACTTCTTGATTTCCTTGACGTATTCCTTCCAGGCAACCCGGCTGTACTTGCGTAATTTCTTAATTTCTTTACTATTCAAGATGTGCTCCTTTAACTACCTTTACTTTGTTTACTAATGAAAACCACTTGCCGCAATCAGGGCATCTATATAAGCGGTTGCTCCTTATCTCTTCTCGAGTAGGTTCCATAGAAGTAAAGGGGTAATTTGCATAATAGCCTTTAACTGTATGGGCGCAACGGATAGGGCTCATTACGACCGCCCCCTGTGGTGCTTCATGTGCCACCGGCCATCGTTAGGGGTTCTTGCCTTGGCCTGCCCTTTGTGCTTATAGTGGCGGATCTGCGGTGTCCGTTCTGATGCAGGCTGGAGGAGTTCACGGAACTTCATGGCTCGGCGCATAGCTGCCATTATAGGCATAAATACCTTAAACATAGCTGCTCCTTTACTAAGTTTGGTAATCCCTTAATTCAACAGGAACCGGATATCCACCTTCAGGGCAATCAGGCATACTTGAATTTTCTACAACCATCTCTACCCGCCCATTACTAAAATGGTCTATCCGTATATCTAGTATTTGTCCTTCAAGGTGAAGAAACTCAAGTAACAACTCAGAAGAAATAGCTACTAACCCCCGCTTTTTATCTGCCACAATTCGCTCCTTTTATATACCTTAGTAGATTTTGCCACTCCCAGGCGATAGAACCGTCAAGGCGAATGAAGCCGACTATTTGATCCTTACAGCTCTCTAGCCACCCCATCCAACCAGCACCTTCCGGGTTGCTGTATAAACGCACTTTCATAATCTTGCCTCCTTTTATATGCTTGATTATAACTAAACTGAGTGGGTAGGGGGTAGAAAGCTGGTGGCGCGCCTAGATACTAAAAAGGAGCGTTCTTTCCAGCGTTTCTTCCCCCACCCCAGAGCTGGCTCCCCAACTAAAAAGGAATACAGTTTACACACCGCCTAACTTAAGGCGCTTTCCTGTCCTGTCTTGTAATTCCATTAAGGTCTTGGCTATCTGTCCAACATTAGCCTTCTGTGTCTTTGTAATTTCTTCTCTGGCGATTTCCCTTACCCTTGCCTCTATTTTCATCTCCAAATACTCCTTTTATTCTAAGTCCATATTGACCCGCTCGTTCTGGACGGCGTCGTAGACTTCGGTTTCTTCCTTTTCTACTGGCTCGAACATACCCACAACACCATACCGCCGGGAGTCCATACCATGCGACCAGTTGTGAGTGGTCTTATCTGTCAGCTTGCCGTTCTTATCGGCTATATAGCGGTAGTTACGCTGCTCCTTGATACACTTAGTAGAGTCCTTGGTCCAGAATTGCTTATATTGCCTAATCTTCTGATGGCCATACTCTACGCTACCCGGCCCCTTGGGAGCCCCTTTAATAT